CCTCCGCAACACCTTAGCCCGATCAACGCTTCCCCTTCTTCCCTCTTCCTTTTCCCTTCTTGTTCGTTGGGACAATCCCTGATGCAGCGGCGGAAGTAGGCTTAACCTTCTGAGGCCCAGCCTTAACCGGCACTTTCGATTTTCCGCCGCCTGACACCATCGTGACCACTGCTTTTCCGGTCTTGAGCGCGGTTTGCGCAGCCTTGGCATATGGAGTGTTGCCGATGATCTTCATCGCAGGTGCAACAAACGGCTCCAACCTCTTAACCCCGCGGATGATCTTGTGAATCACCGGGTCGTGCTCGGGGTTTTCAAAGAAGAAGCCGGCAGCAGCGAGGGCTAGCTGCGCCACATGTAGTGTTTCCAAGGTGTAACCGGACAACGCGATCTGAAATAACGCACTGGTCGTTCGGAATTCCAAGTGCGTCGTCACCGTAAGGGCCATATTCGAAGTCGTACCGACGCTTTGAAGTAGGGCAACATTCACCAGGGACGTGTTGTCAAGCCTGTATACCGCACACTCTGTGCCGCCATAGGCCGGAGTAAGGGTGTAATCCCAAAACTCGGCGAGGTCGGTAGATGGTGGGCAATAGGTGTACAAACCCGTCTCCAAAGGTAGCCATGCCTTCTCCGCAGGGTGTAGACTCATGAGCTCAGCCTCGTTGGTCAAGAACGGATTGTTAGTGCCTGGCGAAATGCGCCCAGCAATAATTGTACCATTCTTGTTCAACACTTGCGTGACATTCGTCGCGAGAACTGAAACAGCAGTCGTACGTGTGGACTCGTACGGGATCTGAGAAACGGTAAACTCCGCAGGGCCAACGATCGGACGGAACGAGCCAATGGAATTACCCGAGCTCGTCGTCGTACCCACAGTGGTCGTCGAGGGCACGTGAGTCAGCGTGGTGGCGCCAACAATGACCGAGATAACCATCTGAGGTGGACAAATCGTGGCCGCCGCAAAAGCAACGGAAACGGACCGTGGTCGAAGCCAAGACGCGTCATCACTGAAAGACGTGGCAGGGAATGAGACAACCTGGGTGGAACGGTTTCCTGTGAGAATGATGTTGGAGTAAGTACTCAACAAAGTCTCACCAGGACTCACCCAGGTCTCCATCTGCACCTGAACGGTCATATCAGAGGGAACGGCGTAACCACCGGCGGTGGCGGCAACAATTACACACGTCGTGCCATGGAAGCGCGGCGCGAAAGGGGTTAATCCGGTTTTAGCATCGAAGCCCACCGGATAATTATCCCAAATGTCACCGCTGTAACCAGGGCGGTCCGGACTGCTGATGGCGGGGCCGCTGACGGGACGGAAGTTCTGAGCTGTGAAAGCAAAGTCTTCCACCGCGGCCGTGCCTGCAGTGTTCAGATCACTGTAAAAATCGACCCCGGCAATCTCCGCAGTTCTGCCGCTGGTCGACGCCCAACAAGGGAAAGCTGCCTGCCTAGCCAACATAATTTTCACATCGTTGGCTGCGCCCAGACCAAGCCGAGCTGGCTGATTAAAGCCCACTACGGCAGTGCGCTCCAAAGCTGGATAGCTGGGGAGGCGGTCCGGTGCGTGCTCTGCAGGCAGAGCAAGAACCTTGGCGAGGCCAGTCATGGCTCGCACAGGGCTCGTGCTGGGGAGGTTGATTGTGGCCTGTTGCATGGTGTCACGAAATGGTAGTCGCAAGCCATGCACCACCCTCCAGCGCTGTGTCGGTATCTGCCACAAGCCGCACCCTTCTGCCTGGCAAGCCTTGACGCTGCCAGAAGCGCGGCGCCACAGCGCACCCCGGGGACCTACAAGTCATCGACCGCCACACACACGGAAAACACCTCGCTGTGCATGACGGCCGGGAGACGCTCGATGGAGCGTATTGACTGCAGGTCCCGCTCAAACAGCTTGGGAGAGAGACGATCATACCGCCTGCACATCCACTCGACGGTCAACTCATCCCACGGCACCGTGCTGACCGCACGGGAATAGTGGGGCTTGTCTTCGTCGTATGATGGCAGGCCGGAATGCCTCTCCAGGAGTGAAACGACCCTCTGGGCAACATCTGACAGGATGGGGACATGGGTGTTCAACGCCAACTGCATTGCAACCCCCTTTGTCCAAGACGGTAAGTGGCCGACTGGATCTGCCTGCCAAAACGCCTTATACATCCTCCGTCCGATGGTAGGACCCCAATAAAGACCCGACCGGGTCATGTAGGGCATGCTACCCAGAAACGTCACGTCCCAAAGGTTGCGGCTGGATTCGGCCTTGACGACAAGACCAAACATCTCCAGGCAGCGTTGGATTTCTCCCTGCAGCCCAGTGACATCAAAATCACAGCAAACCAATGAGTCATCACCCACGATCGCAATACGCACCAGGGACCTGGCTCTGACCAAGTCGTCGACGGTAACCTGGGAGGGATCGCAGCCAGCCAGAGCAGCCGCGATGGACATTGCAAGTGCCAAGCCATTCAGAAGGGCATTAGCGAGGGCAGTATCATCACGCCCAGACGCATTAGCCTCCTCCGAGCTGTAGCTAAGCACCACGTCCTCCTTGCGACACCGGACTTTGCCGCGAGGGCATCGCCAAATGTCCAAGACCTCCCAGAAGTCCTTGTCCGCATTCGGGTAGACATGTCGGTAGAAAGTTTCCACCATCTCCCAAGCGTACTTAGACCAAGTCGCGTCGAACGCACTATAGTCACTCCAGAAGTAGCTCGTGGCATTGGCGTTTGCACGCAGCCAGCCATCAAGCTTCTCCGGAGTCGCCGATGCATAGAAGATCCAATTGTCGCTTGACCAGTGGCTTTTCAGGGCCTGGGTCAAAGGCTTCAAATATGGCCCGGCGATGAGATGCGTCTCATCATGTGGGGCCTGTATCAGCCTTGCGACGTAGCGCACCGCCTCCGGGATTGGCATCCCGTCAACGATGGCGAACCAAGGTAGGTTCTCGGTCTTCACAAACGGCGAGATCATTTCGAACATGGCATGGCGCTGGCCTCGATCCGTCATCAGCCGCCAAGCCCGAATCAGGATTTTCCGCCTACGCCCATTCTTCATACTCTTCAGCCATGTCCAGGTATCCCATGGTTCCACTTCCGGAAAGTTGCCGAGCAAAACCGGATTCAGCAAGTGCTTAGTGGTAGTGACAAAAGCGCCCGGATCGATGATCGCAGGAAACGCCTTGAACACCCTGTATGCGATGGCCTCCGCAGTAGGCCTTGCACCCAAGCTGGTCACAAAGGAGATGGTCCCGTCGAACCCAACACCACCGAGCCGTGGACCGTCACGCTCGGTGGGAGGAGGCAGAGCCTCTAAGTTCGGCGGGGGGTGTGAAAAACCTTCCCCGTTGCGACTGTCCTCACGCCCTTCTTCAGGCCTGGGTGCCGCGACTTCGTCCACACGACACCAGGGTACATGACAGGACAAGCGGTGCTGGTGACTTTGCAGCCTTCAGCAATCATCCTGCCAAGTTGCGTGTTCCGGTGGTTGCACTTCTCACAGATGCGTTGCTTAGCCCTGTTGCCAAGGCCCCCCCCGCAACTGTAGCAGTACCCCCAACCATACGGCCCCGAAACGTTGCCAACCTTGCGATACTGCTTGACAACCACGCGGACCAGGTCTGCCGACGATTCCGCGTCGGCACCTTTGTATCCACTGGCTGCTTCATCAGCTCGCATGCGCGTCAGCACGCTCGTCTGGACCGGATCGGTGCTCTCCAGAACAGCAACAGACCACACGGCCTTACTCAAGGACTCCTGGGACAACTGAGCTGCACAGGGGTGTATCTTGGCGCTCCCTCGAGACCAAGACATCCAGGTCCAGCTGCGTGTATACGCCGCAGCCAAACCCACTGGCACCACCTGTAGCCTGTCCACAGATACCCGCTTGACCACCCAAGAATCCTGACGGACCTGGATGGTGTCCCCAGCGGTGAAAAACTCTGCAGTTGTCGCCCCGTCCGTGACGGTCCGTCGGAGCGCTTGCTGCAGGCCATTCTCAAAACGTACGTCCACATACTCCACAGAGGGCCCGTAGCGGACAAAGTTGTCCAACGTAGCCGACGCCAGATCTGGCGTTGTGAGGAGCATGGAGATCGCGCCCAGAACCAAACTTGGTTCACGCGGGCACTGACCGGGAAACCAACCACCCAACCAATCGGCAGCGATGCCCTTCGGCGGTGGTTGTATCCCAACGTACGTCAGCCTTTGTCCTCCCTCACACTCATCCCATGAGAGGACCTGGCTACCCCCCGGGACAGGGGGGGGGGGCCCAGCCGGGGCTGGAGGCACCTGTGCAGCAGGGGGCACTGGCGCAACAGCGTCTGGCTTGGCCTCCCCTGCAGGCGCTGGCTGTGGTGCGTCGGGCACCTTAGCCGGCATTGCAGGGGGGCTGCTGCTAGCCACATCGACCATGGCTGGCGCAGCGGCCGCTGGCTCCTGGGTCACACCGGACCCGATAATGTCCTGGTGAATTAACACCGGGACAGTGACGCTTCGGCCACTCGGGGGGCCTAAGGGAAGGAGGTGGAGCCCGTCCCCACCGCCTGGCACTAACAGCACCTGGCGTGTAGGACCCCTCCAACCCAGCGTCAGCTGGGGAAGCAACTCACCCTGGGAGCCAAGAAGGTTCAGGATCACGCGAATCCTAGCCACCTTACAAAACTCACCAATGAGCGCTTCCACAGCACCCAACTTGGCCTGGCCCCACTCCCTACCGAGCAACCACTCCTCGCTCTGTTTGCACTGAGCGACGTGGAAAGCACAGAGAGTGAGATAGAGACACGAGTCATGGCCCTTACTCTGGCGGCCCATGATTTTTTGCTGAGCAGCAGCTGTCTCCTTGTTACAGAAGACAGGATGGTCCTGCAAACCCAGCGCCCACTCGTACCCCTTCCAAACCAGCTGAGCAGGTGGACTGGCGTACCCGCCCGTCCCACCTGATGTGTTGGTACCAGCGTCTCCGGCCAACACAGCTGCTTTTGATCCGCCCTCGCGGACGCGGCTCTCGGCACCGGCGCGTTCTTCACGCTTTCCGGTTGCAGCCAACCCCCCCGCCTGGTTGAGCCTGTCGCCACCCGTAGGTTGGCGACGCGAGCCACTTGCCCAAGCCCGGCCCCCAGCACGCCCCTTCTGGGCTGCTGAGTGGTCGGCAGGCATGGTCCCGTCAAACGCCACTAACGTGCCTCGGGAGAACGAGCTGTGCACATCATCAGCAGGGCACCGTACACCTGCAGAGTGCATCAACGGGTCACACGAATGTGAGCCATTGCAGCATTGCTCCCAGTTTTCACGCGACCGCCGGCCGGCCCAGCCAAAGGGCGGGTGGGATTGATTACCCACTCGCACCCAGATGACTTTCTGGCGGAGGGCTCTGCGACCATCAACAGAGGCTAATCGCGCTACGACACGCTCGTGGCTGCACAGTCCGGCTAGCATGACGACTGGGAATCGTCACACATCACAGCAGCAACTGCACAGTGTGATCCGCGGGGCCCCGCTCGGCAACGGATTTGGATCACTACCCCCCTCGGGTAACAAAAGAT